CTTGGTTTACAATTAAAATTAATGAAGAAGAATAATTATGGGAGCAACAACATTTTCAATTTACAGAATTGGCAAATATACAGATGCCAAAGAAGCATACAATGATTTATGCGAAGAAGCTTTGTACGAGTATGGACATGATCCATATTCAGGAACAATAGCTACAACTAATGGATTTCACGTTGTGGATAATAATCCTAGATATGATACTAAAAAGTTTTATAAATGGGAGGATGACTACATAGATGAGCTAGAAAAACGTGAATGCGCTTGCGTACAAATCACAGGTGCTACCCTGAAAAGAATGAAAGATAATTCTCATTACAAAGGAAAAAAAGGCGTAAAAGCTTTTTATTTCTTTGGCTGGGCAGCATGTTAATTATGAAAAAATATAAAGTAGTAGTAGATAGAACCTACACAACAACCATAGAGGTTGAAGCAAATAACATAGATGAATTATGGGAAACTATAAATATTCCAAATTCTGATCAAAAAGAAAGATCTAAAGAAATTTGGGATCAAATCTATGAAGAGGAATTAAAACAAATGGATGTAGAGCAAAGCGAAGCATACATTGCAGAAATAAAATATGGAAACAATTAAAGAACTAAAAGAATTAGTATCTGTTTTTAAACACAGAAAACAATACACCAATGATAGTATAATAATGGTTGGTGATTTAGAAAAATTAGAAGAATTAATAAATAAAATTATAAAATTATGGGAACAAGAAGTTTAACAAAAATTATCGAAAGATACAAAGACGAAGAAAAAGTATTAACCACCATGTATCGTCAGTATGATGGATACCCATCAGGTCATGGCTATGAATTAGCAGAATGGCTTAGTAAATTTACGGTAGTAAATGGTATTTTGATTGGCGAAACAAAAACAATAGCAAATGGTGCTGATTGTTTAGCTGCACAAATGTTTGCACATTTTAAAGATGGCCCTGGAGGTATCTACCTTTATAGTCCTAACGCTAGTAATGTAGGAGAAGAGTATCTATATAAAATATATATAGAACACGGTGCAGATATTTATATTGAAGCTTGGGATACATACGAGCTTGGGCCTATATTTAAAGGCACTCCTGAAGAGTTTATGACAATGATTAAAACAGAAGAACATGCCTAATTGGTGTTGGAATCATTTAGAGGTAATGTGCACAGAAGAGCATGTTGCTGAACTACAAAAATTTGTAGAAAGATCAACAATGTTAGATACACCTAAAAAAGTAACTGCAATAAAAAACTTAACTGGAATTGAATATTCTGTTCAAGAGTTTTCTTTTGAAGGAACTTTACCTCGCGGTGATCGTGAAGACTGGTATAACTGGTCTTGCAAAAACTGGGGAACTAAATGGGATGCATGTGATTCTAGTATAAATGAATTAGAACCACAATGTTTTTCTGTAAGTTTTGATACAGCATGGTCACCACCTATTGCTTGGATAAAAAACATCATGGACAAATATCCTAATCTTGAGTTTTCATTAGAATATGATGAACCAGGCATGGCTTATGGCGGTCATCTTATAGCTAATAGCTCTTCTGGTAGATTTGAAGATAATCATTGGGAAATAGCATCAGCTTCAGAATGTTGTGAGGCTAAGGTGCTCTATGAAGATGATGAAGGATACACGCTTGATGTTGGTGAATATCAATGTTCTAAATGTAAAGAAGATTGTGAAACAATTAGCATGAATGTTAGTGAAATAAAAAATTATGATTAAATTTAACGCCCCAAAAAAATGTGATGCACGATGAATTAATTAAATATGAGTTAGAACGCACATTGCTATCTAAACTCCTTATGCATCCTGAACTATACTATGAAAACGCTGAGAAACTAAGTGTCAATATTTTTGATAATATGTTTCACAAACGTGTCTACGAGATGTTTTTGGTTATGCAGTCAGAGCAAAAAGATATTGACTTAGTGTCAATGTCTGCTGCTCTTGGCTGTGATCATGAAGAAAAACTTCAATTGTCAAGTATATATACGGAAGACAACGTATTTAGTTCGGTAAAATCATGCATAAAACAATTGCATGAAGAAAGTCGTAAAAGACAGATGCATACTTTGCTTACAGAAGCACAGAATAAATATCTAAACGGTGAATCTGTTGATGATGTATTATCTTATATCAATAAGATGAATACAAAAATATCAGTTGTAAAAGATTCTGATGTTGCTGATATTAAAACACAGATGATGGATTTTCTAAAAGACGTAGAAAAAAGAATTAATACTGATGGTATTGTTGGTGTAACAACTGGCTATAAATCTTTGGATGATTTTACTGGTGGTTGGCAAGGCACAGACCTTGTAATTATCGGTGCAGCTTCATCTATGGGTAAAACCAGCCTTGCCTTAAATCTTGCATATAATGCAGTTAAGGTAGCTGATGCACCTGCACTTATATTTAGTTATGAAATGTCAGTAAATCAGCTTATAATGCGTCTTGTAGCACTTGAATCTGAAATACCAATACGTTGGATACAAAATGGTGAACTTAAAGATGAAGATCTTAAACGAGTCCATGATACAGCCAGCGACATAATAGAACGAAAGATCTATATCGATGAATGTAAACAAACATCATTGAATTATTTACTATCAAAAACTAGACAATATGTACACAGTTGCGGTATTAAGCTTGTGTTTGTTGACTACTTACAGCTTGTCACAGCGAGTGTCGGATCAAAAGGAACCAGAGAACAAGAAGTCTCAAAGGTTGCTAGGGCGCTCAAAAACTTGGCGAAAGAACTAAACATCACTATTGTTGCTTTATCGCAACTTAATCGTGGTGTTGGGTTTAGATCTGAAAGTAAGCCAACATTATCTGACCTTAGAGAGTCAGGTGAAATAGAACAGGCAGCTGACATTGTAGCGTTAGTTTACAGACCTGAATACTATGGCATCAATCAAGACGAAAGCGGTAATGATACTAGAGGTAAAGCTCAAATCATTTTTGCTAAAGGTCGTAACATTGGTGTCGGTGTAGTTACACTAAATTTTATAAGTGAATTGACGAAGTTTAAAGAAAATACTCTAGATTTTTAGAGTCATTTTTTGTATATTTATATATGTCAAACCACACTAAACTAAGAAAGATTATTTCTGAAATTGCACATGATCTTGGACTAGATAAGAAACTCGTAAGACGTATTCTTATATCTACTTTTAGAGAAATTGGCTTTGCCATCATTCTAAGAGGTAGACCAGTTATGTTCAGAAAATTCTTAAAAATTGTTTTTGCAATACGTGCAGGTAAAAAGATGCACGAAACTTTTAACAAATATGAAACACGAAAAAAATGACAAAATTAAAAACAGTTAACATCAAAGGTAAAGAATACGTTGAAGTTAACGAAAGATTAAAACACTTTAGAGAAAACTATGAGAACTGGTGTCTTACATCAGATGTTGTAGAACTGACAGATGATCGTTGTGTAATCAAAGCTACAATCTTTGATGAAAATGGCAACATACGCGCCACAGGGCATGCGTATGAAAAAGAAGGTTCGTCCTTTATAAACAAAACAAGTTTTGTAGAAAACTGTGAAACATCAGCTTGGGGCCGTGCTCTTGGTAATCTTGGTATTGGTTTAGATACATCAGTTGCTTCTTATGAAGAGGTAGCTAATGCTGTAAAACAACAATCTACACCAACAGCTAAACCAAAGCTCGATGAAGATAAATTTAACAATATGCTAAAAGCTATTGAAGCAGGAAAAGGCGATGCTGTAAAAGCCAAAATGCCTAATTACGACATACCAGAACATATGTTGAATGTATTAAATGATAATCTTAAATCTAAATAATTATGGATAATGTAATTGCATTTAACTTGGCTAATTGCCAGGTAAAGCCTACAAGAGTTGTAGAAAATAAAAAGTATTTTAGTGAAGGTGCATACAGATGTCAAGTCTTGTCGCTATCTAATTCAAATCAAAGATCTAACTACAATGGAGCTCCATATGTTGAGTTTGATGTTGTAAATGAACAAGGAGAATATGGTAGAGCTAAGTTTTGGGCAGTACGTGAATCAGATTCACCTAAATCAAAAGAATGGAAAACTAATACACTGCATGAGTTTTTAACAAACTGTGGTGTAAAAGATTTTTCTAATGATGTAGAATCTATGAAACAAGCTGTAGGCAAATGGATAAACATTTGTTTTACATTTGAAGAGTACATGACTATGAAAGATGATCAGCCAGTAAAACGAAAAGCAATACGCTATCGTTGGTCTAGTGCTGATGGTAAGAAAATTAAATATGATCCAAAATACAATAAACCTATTTCAGATGTAGAAGAACAAGAGTATATAAATGCTAATTCTCCACAATCTATGGGTAGCTTTGATGAACAGGGTGATGCTTTGCCGTTTTAAATAATTTTGTAGTTTTGTAGTACAACTACATAACTATGATATTCATACCTGGAAATGTACCTTCAAGTAAAAATTCAAAACGTTGGACTGGTAAAATGCTTATCAATTCTAAAACGGTTATGAAGTATATTAAAGATACTAGACTAGATTATGAAAACAATAAGTGTCTATTCAAAGAAATGGTGGCAGGGAAGAAATTTCCTGTCACTATCTCTTTTAAATTTATCAGAGGTAGCAAACATAAGTTTGATTATATTAATCCTGCACAAACTGTGCAAGATTTAATGGTTAAAAATGAATGGATACAAGATGATAATTGTGAATATATGATTCCTTATTTTGAACCATATGAATACAATAAAGAAAATCCAGGCGTAGAAATTAAAATAATATGAAACACAGAGGATTGTTTAATTTATATTTGCAAAACAACAAAGATTACAGTCAAGCATTTGTAAATAGATATGGCGAATTTATAGTCAAATCTGCAAACATTATTTTTGGAGTAAATAAAAAAGAATTTTACTCTAATAAAAGATGGGCACATATGGTAATGGCTAGAAAGGTTGTTACAAATATGTTAACACATTACTATAATTTACATCCTAGCACTATAGGTGAATGGATTGGTAAAGATAGATCAACAATTATACACAATGGTAAAAAACATGCTGACTGGCATAGATACCATAATGAATATAAAGAAGCATTTAATACATTTGTAGAGTTTGTAAGCGACATTATTGACGCTGACGATCTTAAAGATGTTATGGCAACAACAGTCTTAGAAAAATCAAAAGATGAAATGATAGACTATTTGAGAAAAGAAATATTCTTATTAAAACAAAAATTAAAAGATGGAAACAAAATCACAAACTAAAACCAAAAAGAAAATTAACATTGATGGTAAACAACAAAAAGTTGACTACAATGTTTATTTAGTATTACAGAACCTTACAGAGGCTTTGAAACAACATGAGATTGCATTACTTACATGGGTTCATAAGATCTATAATGAAAAGAAAAGACACAATACAGAAGAGAAAATTCTATACACGTACTGTATGTCTATTCCAGATGCAACAGCAATATTAACTAGAATGAAAAGAATTGATGAAGAAAATTCCAAAAAAGGATCTGATGAAAGCACAGATCAAATCGGAGATGCAGAGAATATCGGATCTGCTAATACAGAAAAATAATTCTTACGGAAATTCTGCAACACAACCAGCAAAAATCTTTTCAAAAGGTAACGCTGTTGAAAGTATTAGTGCACGCATAGATGATAAATTAATGCGTATAGCTAATAGAGGTATTAACGAAAACACATTAGACACCATAGATGATTTAATAGGCTATTTAGTTCTGTTGAAAATTGCATGGTTTGAAAAAGAGATACCAGATAATAAATAATTATCTTTGTATTTCTCTTGGACATTCTGTCCTTGTGTTTTCATAGTTTTAGTTGGTTGTCAAAGTCCTCGTATTCACGGGGATTTTGGCAATTATATTATGGAAGAAATAGAATACTGGCAAATAGATAAAATAGAAATGATGCTTGATCTTTGTCCATATGACGAAAATATAAAGCAAGAAATTCTTAACAACTTACCTGACACAAAACAGGAAGCTGATGAACTTTTAAGCAAACTTTGGCATGATCACATACCTCGTGATCCAAGGGATCAATTTGATAAAATGATGAAAATGAATACATTAGTAAAAACTGATTATAAATTTTCGTATATTTGTCAAGATTGTGGTGAACATTTTGAATCACCAAACAAAGAGACATTATGCACACATTGCCTAAGTCCAAACATAAAAGAAGCAACCGATGAGACCAAAAGATCATAAAAAGAAAGCAGTTGATCTATTGAAGATTCTTGTTCATTGGATTGAAAACAGCAAATTTGATTATCGTGAAGATGACTTTACCGACATTTTACAGGAGGTAAAAGATAGATACGTAGATTACGTTGAGCTGAAAAGAAATCCAAAGTATGAATCTAAAATAGACAACAAAAGCTATAAATAATGAGCAAAAACACAATCGTTTTTGAGGGCGGCATTGATTCT